ACTGCTGTATCCTTGAAGAATACCATATTGGTGGATTTCAAGGAAGTAATGAATACAATGGGTATTTGGGAAAAGGGAACATTCAACAAAGTGGACAATACATACATCTTCCCCAATGAATCCATAATCAGATTTGTGGGGGTTGATGATACAACGGGAAGGTTGAGAGGATTGAAGTCCACAATTGTCCTCTGTGATGAGGTAAACACTTTTGACAGGAACTCGTTCATCCAATTGGAGTTGAGGTGTGAGAAATACCTTATTTCTTGTTACAACCCTGAAATGCCAGAGAACCATTGGATATTTGACTATGAACAGAAGGACAATGCAATTCTTCATATCAGTTCTTGGAGGGACAATCCATTTCTTGATGATAAAATCATTGAGTCCATCCAACAACTCAAAGAGATTGACTATGATATGTGGCTCATCTATTCTGAATCAAAGATTGTTCCCCCAAGAGAGAAGATATTCCAAAAACCAGATACTTATACAGAACTACCTACCAAAATCAAAGAGAAATACTATGGGATTGACTTTGGGTATTCAAATGATGCATGTGCGGTGGTTGAACTCAATGTGGATGGAAGAAACATCTATGTGAGACAATTGGTATATGACTTGGGATTGACAAATGAGGATTTGGCATTCAAACTTAAAGAGATGGGTATTGACAGAGATGTGGATATTGTCTGTGATTCTGCTGAACCCAAATCCATTGCTGAATTGAAAAGACATGGACTCAATGTTAGACCTGTTCAAAAGAGTTCAATCCTTTATGGGATTCAAAAAATGAGACAGTATAAGTTCTTTGTCCACGAAGAATCTGTTGATATTATGAGGGAGTTTGATGAATACCAATTCAAAAAAGACAGAAGTGGAAACATAACAAATACACCAACGGGGTCTGACCACGCATTGGATGCCATTAAATACGGAATTATACAATTCCTTGATAAACCAAAAACACAATATTCATTCTTATGACAATTACTTTTGGAGAGTCCAAATTGGACTTGGAATACATTACCATCAATCAATACAGAAAACTCTTGGAAAACCCAACTATGAGCGATGTGGACTTTGTTTCACTGATTACCACATTACCCCTTGAAGAGTTGAGAGATGTCAAGGTGAGTGAATTACAGTTTGTATCAACCTTCTTGAAGAAATGGATTTCCCAATTCCAAAAAACACCATTGGTATATACCGTTGAATACAAAGGACAGATGTTGGGACTATTGGATGCGACAGAGATGACCTACGGGGAGTTCTCCGACCTCCATGTATTGACCAGTTCAGAGAAGGTGGATTACGAGAAGGTGTGTTCCATTCTTTACCGACCAGTGGTTTCAGGTGAAGGGGAGGACAGAAAGATTGAGAAATATGACTACGACAAATGTATGGAGAGAAGCAAAGAGATGGGTGACTTTCCAATCAACAATTACATCTCAGCCCTTTTTTTTTTAACGAAATACAATCAGATACTATTGGAAGATTCCCCCTTGTATTTGGAGAAAAGGAAGAGGGAAGAATTGAAAAACCAGACGAAAGAACCCAAGACGAACGAGTAGCGGATTTGGTTGATTTCTATTACCACACTTGGATGGTGATGACACAGGAAAACCCATTGAAAGTGGATAAAATCCAAAAACTCAACCTTCACGAAGCACTTTACTATTTATCATATATAGTGAAGAAGAACCGAGAATTGGACGCAAAGATGAAAAAACAAAAGAAATGAACAACTACAAACAACTTATAGACCGATTTGAGCAATTTGCAGATGGTCACCCAATGATTGAAACATTTACTTGGGGAGAACTCTCTGATGTGGGTAGAAACCAAGAGAAAATCAAGTTTCCATTACTCCATGTAATACCGACACCATCAAGTATTGAAGAGACCTACACTGACTTCAACTTTCAGGTGTTGATTATGGATATGTTGGATGATACGGAAGACAACCAATTGGATTGTTTGAGTAGAAGTCATTTGATATTGAAGGACTTTTGTGACAATTTCATAAATGATACAAGAGACAATACATACTTCCTTCAAACCCCTGTTCCGTTTGACCCATTCCTTGACCGATTACCAACGAGAGTTGCTGGTGTGGATGCGACGGTGAGTATCAGGGACGAGGGTAGTTTCTGTTTGTAATATGGAGATACTGAAAAACACAGGTTGGAACAAGGTGGCTGATTTCATCTTGGAAGAGGTGAAAATCAAAATCAATCAACCTGCTCAAAGGAAAGATGCATTGGGTGGTATTAAAAACCGACAATACAAACTCAATGACACGGGGATGTTCTCATCTCAACTCCAAATGGAGGTGATAAAGGCATCTCCCAACGACATCAGAATAGCATTGACATACCCTTCCACTCCACCATATTTGTATCAGGGAAAGATATTCTTTGAGACGGGGAGAAGACCTGGTAGAGGTGTCCCACCAGCAAGGTTGAAATCTTGGGCTGAGAGAAAGGTCAATGGGTTCACCTCTTGGACACAATCGGCACAGAAGTCGTTTCTTTACTTCACCCAACTCAAAATCAAAAGCAGAGGTATTGGAACATTCCCTGTGTTTGATTCAGAGTTCATTGCCAGATTACAGAATGAATACTCCCAATTCTTGGACGGATTGACAGAAGACCAAATAGAGGAATTACCTGGTGTTGATGAGGTGTTCAGAGTATTCAATAACCTACTTGTCTTTGAGCAAGAAACAATAGAAGCATTTATATGATTACAATACTTCAAGAACCAGAAAACATACAACCTGTATATGGAAACTTGGTATATAGATTCCAATCTACCAACCAAGCAACCAAATACAAGTTCAGATATATTGTGGATGTCTTTGTCGGTGGATTGGTGGTCACCCGATTGAAGATTACCCCACAACTTGCTTTTGGGCAAGTGGATATTGCCACAATTGTGAGAAACTACATCACCTCACGACCAATCAACAAAGGGTGTGCTTTATCACCAGAAGAACCAATTGTCAAAGCACAATGGGGAGCCTTACAAGAGGATATTGTCAGATACTACATTGAGGTGGGCGAGGAATACGCAAACAACCCTGATGATGCTGTTGAGGTCTTTGAACCGACAGTCACCACCGATGAGAACCTTGCCTACAATGGGGTAAAGAATTGGTATGACGGAAAGCAATTTGACTTCTCCACATATTACCTCAACAACTTGAACTTACCCACATCATTCCCTGCGGATGACCACCTGTTCTTGACACATGCACCACGAGTTCAATACATCACGGATAATGACTGGCATACCCTTGCGGGTTTCAACTCCAATAGTGGTGAACTATACACGGGGAATACCTCAACAGAGGTTTCACAACCTGTTATTGCTGGTGTGTTTGAGTTCTTTGATATTGACGGAAACTTCATCTCCTCAGCAAGGACTTACAATGTTGTAGCCGATTGTGGTTGTTATGTTGATTGTGCTGATGTCACCTCAAAGACGGGATATGAAGACCTTCATTACTTTGAGTATTTTGGAACGGGAACAAAAAACATCACAGACGAACATTCCCTTACCCTTCCAACAAACTGGCACTATTACAGAGTGTATTTTGAGGGGACAGAATATGTTTGTCGTCAGGTGACCTTTACCAACAGTAGTCCTTCTGCTGACTTTGATATAGATGTAACCCTTTGTGATGGGACACCTTCAATTGTATCACTGGCTCCAAGTGGTCAATCTACGGTATGTGTGAGAGATTTTGGATTATTACCAGGACCAGTATCGGCAAGTTATGGTGATTTCTGCACCATTCATAATGGTGAGGGATTGTGTTTTGACACCACAAGAATATCAGAGTATTTCTATTTCTACAAAGACCCTGAATGTGGGCCTGGTAAAAAGAGAGTGATGTTCCTCAACTCATTGGGGACTTGGGATTACTTCACATTCAAATACCGTGATACGGTCGGTTATGACATGGGAAGAGAAACCCTACAAAGAGAACCCGATTTGTATTCACAAGGTTGGAATGCTGACCGATATTATGGGTGGAACGCAACCAACAGAGTATATAAAGAGAATGTGACCAAAACAGGTTTGTTGTATTCAGGTCGTATCTCAAAGAGTTATTTGACTTGGTTGACCGATGAATTACTGAAATCACCATCTGTATATTTTGTGGATGATGATGGGGACATTCAACCGATTGTATTGACCAACACAGAGGTCATTGAACCTAACTTCCAAAGAAATGACGGGGAGTATGAATTGAGATTGGAATACACAGGTGGATATAATGAAACAAGACAAGACAAAGAATAATGGTTCAACTATTAGCACTTGATATTGACGGAAACTACGAGTTTTTGGATTTGAACCCTGATGTCAGTATTCCTTACAACAAAAGGATTGAGGACATTGAGGATATTACGGAGAGAAAGGGTGGATATACCAAGACCTTTGTCATTCCTGGTTCAGACAGAAACGACCGATTCTTCCGTTCAGCATTTGAGGTGAATGCCACCGATTTCAACTCAACCCTACAAACCGATTGTGTCATTCAATACAATGGTGTGGATGTATTCAGGGGGACAATGAGGTTGAACAAAATCACCAATCAAAATGGATTGGTTGGTTATGAGGTCTATTTGGTGGAAACCCTTACACCCTTTGCTGGTGAGTTGGAACAAGTATCATTGTGTGATTTGGACTTTACAGACATTCAACACGAGATTGACTACGACAATATTGTCTCAACTTGGGATTATTCAGGTGGGACATACATTTCATATAGTGGATTGACGGGGAAAGTCCTCTATCCACTTGCACAGACGGGATATGACGAAGGTTCTACTGTTGGTCTATGGGATTTTACATCCAGTGGAATAACCTCTCCCACAGGGGTTGCATTGCAGACCACACAGTTCAAGCCGTGGGTCAATATCAAATACTTGATGGACAAGATATTTGAGAAAGCAGGTTTCACTTATGATTCCAACTTCTTTGATACACAATACTTTCAATCCATCTTTATGTTGGCAGGAAACTCCCCAACAATGGGAGCCTTATCCATTGAGGACAGACCTGACAACCAAAACTTCTTTGAGGTGGTTCAAGATGCACCATATACCTACAACTACACGGAACTGACCGATTGGAAATACATCATCTTCCAATCAGAGAACTATGATTACTTGGAGAAATACACCCTTTCTACCTTCCCGAGTGTTCCAGGTCAAGTTGGGGCACAAAACTTCTTTACAGTCCCTCAAACGGGGACATATCAGTTCAACTTTGACATCAGGTATTGGGCTACATATTTTGTATCACCATCCTTCATTGACTTTGCATTGAGAGATATTGATACGGGGACGGTATTGGGTGTGTATTCAGCATTCCCTGTGGTTTCAACGAGCAATGACATCAATCTGTATTTCAACTCAAACCTTACCAAAGGACAGAGGGTGGCATTGTTTGTCAAAGAGAATACCGCACAAGCCAATGATATAGCATTCAATCTTGGAAAGTTCAGGTTGTATTCATCACCAACCATTGCGACCACAGGGGCGACAATGAACTGGCAAGACAACCTTCCCTGTGATATTGACTCTGTGGAGTTTGTGAGAAACATTGTCAACTATTTCAACTTGGTCTTTGTCCCAACAGGTGAAAGGTCATTCCTTATTGAACCGTATAGAGATTACTTATCATCATTGAGTGGTGATACGGTGGATTGGTCACAGAAACTCAACCTGAATGATACATACACCATTGAACCGTTGGATTTTTCATTAAAGAAACAATTGAACCTCACCTTCCAAGACGACACCAGTGCGTTGGGTAAGTTCTACATTGACAATTACAACAACATCTTTGGTCAAAGACAATACATCTCAACCAACCCATTACTATCGGGGAAACAGGACATTGAGTTCATCTTCCAATCTTTACCAACCAATACGGTGGATGGAGAACAAGATTGTGATTTTGTCGTTCCAAAGTTGTATGAGAATACACCCGAGGCTGACATCAAACAATCACCATTCAGTTCTGGTCCAAGATTGGGTTTCTATGCGGGAATGAAAATACCAAACTTATCAGGGTCACCAGTGACTTGGTATATGCAATCGGGTGTGACCGCAGTATCACAGACCAAATACCCTGTTGTATCACATTTGTCTCAATTGACTTATGACCAAGAAATCTCTGACTTGAACTTCAAGTCAAACTGGGATTTTTGGATGGATAAAAACTCAATGATTGGATATACGAACAATACCGCATGGAATGAGTTCTACCGAACCCCAATTGACCTTTTGTATTCAGAAGAAGCCAGGTTATTCACGGGGTATTTCTATCTCACACCAGAGGATTTGAGAGACATTCAGTTCAATGACAAGATATACTTCCTCAATAGTGAATGGAGGTTATTGAACATTGAGGACGGAGACATTACTGAACCGACTATTGTCAAGTGTAAGTTCTTGAAAGTCCCTTACAGGGTTCCAGCAACCACCCCAGTCCCCCCTGACTATGTGGCTCAACAAACACCATTACCTACACCAACACCGACCCCAACCAATACCTTGAATTGGTATGTGGC